AGGTTTTCGATCGCGACAGCGCGAATATTTTCCGCGAGCGCCTTCGTCACGGAATTCCGGGAAACGGGCGGAACCGAGGAAAGTACCGCCACGGTTGATCATGTCAGATACGCTGTAACGGTCAAGCTGAACCATACGATCTTCATACAGGCCCAGATAGCCGTCATAAATGCCCATGACTTCCAGCCCTTCCGTCAACGCTGCGCGCACAACACCGCGGATTGCCGCGTTCATGCCCGGCGCATCACCGCCGCTTGTCAACACACCGATTTTCTTAATCATGACTACCTCTGAACTTTGGAATGCAAAATGAAATCTATTGCCGGAAGCCGATTTCGCACTTCGAAACGATCCAACGAATATACAGATAGTATAACAATCCCTTCCTGCTGAATTGATTCAGGTCAGGCCAAATGGCGGTAATTTATACACAAAATGCTGGCCTGGCTCACTTTTTAACAATCAATTATACAAGCTCAAACTTCTTGCCTTCCGTGGGGACGACTGAACAGGGATCCTGATGAATAATGACATCTGAACCCGGAAAACGCCGCAAAATCGCCTGCTCTACCTGTTCAGCCACTAAATGCGCCTGAACGAGCGGCAGATTATCTTCCATTTCCAAATGAATCTGAATAAAGCGGGTCGGCCCTGACTGCCGCGTGCGGAGATCGTGCGCGCCGCTGACTCCCGGCCATGACGTCACGATATCAATAATTTCCTGTCGTTCCGCATCGGGCAGCGCGCGATCCAATAATGACTGCACCGCCTCATACCCCATACGTAACGCGCTATACAAAATATAGATGCCGATACCTAACGCAAACAGGGCATCCGCACGATGCCAACCGTACCAGGATAACCCCAGCGCGATAAGAATCGCTCCGTTCATCATAACATCAGACTGATAATGAAGCATATCCGCCCGTACCGCCTGACTTTGGGTCTTGCGTACCACCCAGCGCTGAAACGTGACCAGTATAATAGTGCATATCAGAGCGATGACGGTAACGCCAATCCCCACGCCGGGGTCGTTCATTGGCGTCGGCTTAATCAGATTCTGGATACTGGTCAAAAACAGAAACAACGCCGAACCGGAAATAAACATACTTTGCGCCAGTGCCGCCAGCGACTCCGCTTTACCGTGCCCAAACGTGTGTTCATCATCTGCGGGTTGCAGCGAATAACGCACGACCAACAAATTCGTCAATGACGCGGCAATATCCACCAGCGAGTCCACCAACGCCGCCAGAATACTCACCGATCCCGTATACCACCACGCAAAAATTTTGATCAAAAGTAACGCTGATGCCATCGCTGTTGCCGCGATAGCCGCCCGGCTAACCAGCCGTCCATAAGTTTGATTCATAAATACTCCCGCTATCTTCTGCCGGTAGTATAACGGATGGTTTAAAACAGTAAGCTAATAACAGAATGACAAACTGGAGATAAAAAAAACCCCCACATCATGTGGGGGAAGACAGGGATGGTGATTTCATTTTCCCTGTAAGCATTGGAAACATAAGGATTTGTTTCTTTCAGTGTCCACAAAGCGTCCACACATCGAGGACCGCGTTTATCAAACGCACCCAAAAACCCCTGCTTTTTTGCGGGGGTTTTTTCATTCCGCATTAGATCTTTTTTTCATTTTGCTGCGCCACATTTTGCAAGACCATGAATCGAAGCAATCAGCCTCCAGCCCGCGCCGCGCAAGGCTTCACGACATCCACACCCGAAAACCACCGAACGCCACCGAATCATTTTGATCGTCACGGAAACCAAAACGATCCTTTTAAAAACATCATGTTATCCAGTCAGTTAGTGACTGGCTGCGCGGTGACTTTTGCAAAGTGCTGCAAATCTTTGCGCGGCGTGCAAACGCCCGCAGGATGCAAAAGCCCAGCAGCGGCGCAGGCTGGCGGGGTGCTTTGCGCAAAATTTCTTTTGCAAAATTTTTATGATCCAAACTGCGCAGGCGGGTGCGGTGTAGCGCCGTTTCCGTCCTGGATCCGCTTCCGTCTGCCTGCTGTCGCTTACGCTGTGGGCCGCTGTTGAACGAACGAAAGAAAGGCCGCACGGTGGCGGCCCGAACGAAAGAAAGGCCGCACGGTGGCCGCACGGTGGCGGCCTTTAATATTTGCGCCTGCTGTGGCGCGTTCTGTGGTGTCTGGTTAGGTGTGCGGTTATGCCGCTTTTTGTCAGGCTATCAGGGGACCGTATTTGCTTTTCAATTTGTCGGTTTTAGTGGCCGTTGCGCTGAACTGCGCAGCCTGCCCGCTGGCCCCCGTATTGGGGTGAGTATGTGACGCGGCAGTCTCTGCCAGTTCCCTCACCACGTCCAAGGTGTCGGTGAGTAGTGTCAGGACGTTAATCTCTTCGCTTCCCAGTTTTACCACCGGGGCAATCAGCTGTTGCGCCTGGGCCACGCTTCGGCGGATGCCGCTGATTTTTTCAGTCAGTGCGCCGCTGACGTTTGACGTGACATTCCCTTTAACGTCGTCTGTAACATTGCCCGCGACGTCCCGTTTCACGTTCCGGCCAACACTGACGGAATTGTCCTTGCTGCAGGTTACTGTCAGGTTGCCGGATGTGCCGACGCTGTAATCCCCCTCGCTGATATGAACGACCGCCCCGGCCAGAAGTGTGGCCGTGCCAAGCACGGTTGTTTTATCCGTTGCCTGGACCGTAGTTTCACGGACAACCACTTTGCGGATCTCTTCGTCGGTGGTGACTTCGCGAATCATGGAGTTTTCGCGGATTGTCTGGTCTGTCTGGCGTTCCCAGTCTCCGGCAACCGTCACGCGCTGAGATACACCATCGCGCTGTTGCTGCAACTGCTCGCCGGGTTTAACTGCTGGCAGGTTATGACCCTCCGCCATAATCTGGCGCACAAATGGCTTATCCTGCCGCCCCTCCGCGAATCCTACTTCAACCAGCGTGCCAGGGGGCGGAAACTGAAACATTCCCGACTCACTGCCCGCCATTGGTACAGGTAGTGGAACGGCAGAATAAACCGGCGTATTTGCGGCAGGCTTGCCGTCTTCGTCAAGCAGCTGGAGATCCACGGCATAGCGCGGGCGGAATGGATCGGCAATATTTCCCCGTGAAACATCCTCGCTTGGTGCTTCCACCCTGGCGAACTTTGGAAGATGCAGGCCGCTTGCCAGCTCCGGGAATGCGTTTTCAATCTGCCGCTGAATCGGTGATTTTTGCAACGGCTGGCCGTTGGCTTTGTTGCGGGGCTGCCAGGTGATTGCCATATCGTCGTTATTTAGCCGGACCTGGTTCAACCGCTGGCCGTTCACCTCAGCACCAGGGCGCAGGCTCTGAATCATCGGCACAACCATTGAATTGCCGCCTGCCGATGCCTGGCTAAATTCGTGCGGGATCTCTACTGGTTTACCCGCAAAAAGACTATGCTCCGCAGCGCCGACGAAGACATCCCCGTCCGGCAGCTGATACCAAAGATAATCCGTCACTGTAAATGCGCGGCCCAGACTGGCAAGAAGCTGATAGCCCGTGCCGCTATGCGTAAAGTGGGGGATCGGTTTATCTGCATAAGCAGCGCCGACCGGCGTTGTGACGGTCAGCCCGCTTTGCTCACTTATCCAGTCAGTAATCTGGCGAAGCGTTGGATGCTGGAAAGAACACGGCCACAATTTATCAAAGATGCCGACAAGCTCACGCACGAACAACCGGCATGTTCCATTATCAGCAGGCTGTGACCGTTCGACATACCCGGTAAACCAGCGCAGGACCAGACCATCATAGCCAACATCGATACGCACCATTTTGCCAGTGTAATCTGTCTCTGTCCCCGCAGTAATAAACCCCCGACCGCACGCGTTCAGCTCCAGCACGATATTGCAGTCAATCAGATGGACCGGATCAGTGGAAAGGTACAGGCGTTTAATTGGTTTCATCGTTTAATTACCCCAGCGCATCGTTGACCGGCTTTAAGACCTTTTCTTCAAACCAGCTCATTTTGTCGGCTGGCTCATCAGCACCGGCAGCCGAACCCGCGCCCTTTGACCCCGTTTGCTTCGTGCTGGCCGTCGCGTTACCTTTTCTGGCCTGTCGTTTTTCCGGGACGCTGCCTTTTTCACGCAGGGTGAAACTTACCTGCCAGGCAAGACGATCCTCCTGCGGTACGGCATCAATCTGACCGGTGAACGTGGCTTCACGAAGATTAATAGCCGTTGCCGTCGCATTGGCGACGCGGTACTTTTTCAGTGCTCCGCTGGCTTCGGTTGCGGATGCCAACTGGAAAAGCCGCTGTAAAACGGCTTCGTCGTCGAATGTCACCAGACCCGACACACGCAACTCTTTGGCCTTGATACCCTGTTCAGCATTGGCCGTGCTCGATGTCTGGCCCGACTGGTCCTTTTCCTGAAACTGCATGGAAGGTGAAACCAGCATGTTCTGCATGGCGATCCCTTCACCATCAAGCGCGAGTAATGCGGTCTGGCTCATGTAGCATCTTCCCTAAGTCAGATAACGAATCCCCGATAAACATCATCGCGGCGGTATGCACTGCCGTTGTTTGCGGGATGCCTTTCAACAATTCAGCGGCAGCAACGGCATAACTCCCGCTGTAACTGAATGAAAAAATATTCGCACTGGCGGCTTTCAAGTCTTCCAGTCCCTGGCTGAGTGAGGACAGCAAACCGGCCCGTTCCTGAATAAATCCCGTAATCTGATTTTTTAGATCTGTTGTGGTAGTACTGACTGCGGCGGCCAGCTGCGCGGCGGCAACACGCTGGGCATTCAGCGCCAGCCGGTTGGTTGAGACTGATAACGGCGCACTGGCAGGCAATACATCGTCTTTAACCGGCAACTGCATTTTTACCGTGCTGAGTTCTGCGGCGGCGGCTGCCATGCGGCTTACCTGCGTAAATGCGGGGGCCGGAAATACGGTGGACAGTTTATTCAGCCCCTGCATAAAAGCATCATGGGTATTCTCCGCCACCATCATGACGATAACATCACCGCGACCGCCAGCGAATAACAGCTTTTTAGCAAGGTATCCCATCGCATTGGCCGGACTGAGATAACCGCCTGAATCCGTGTTCTGTCCCAGCCCGTAAACCCAGGGATGCGCTGGCACAATGGAACAGGCCAGCGCCACCATATCGTCAGCAATCTTTACAACCGATTCACGCCACATCGCCCGGAACCTCCGGCCAGTTAATATCTGGCGCATCGGCAGGATTAATACGATTGATCAGAACGCGGTGTTTTCTCCACTCCAGCAAAAGCGCCGCTTCCGAATCTGTCGCAATACCCAAATCAACAGCATCCTGTAGCGGTCCAATCTTTGATGCAGCCAGCGTCAGAAGACCTTCTTTTTGCTGCGTCGCCTGAGTAACCTGCGCCACTTTTTCCGCCTCCGTGTCGTGTACCCATTTTTTCCCGTCCCATTTCACAAAATGGCCTTCGGGCGCAATGGAAACAACATCATCAGGTAGTGCGCCTAGCTGGTTAATTGTGATGGCTTCCCCCGTTTTGATGTTGTAGACAACTTTCCCTCGATGGTCTTCAACAAGTGACCATTTTTCTGACTCAGAATTAAATACAGCGACGAATCCATCCTTCGCTGCTGGCGGTGCAATATCTGTACTGTACGCGGGCAATCCTGTATTTGCCGGAATATATGCATCACCTGCCCCAATAAATTCGTTTGTATCTGAACGCAGATTGAAAATTTTAATTGTCTGCGGGGTATCGCTCATTTTAAACGTCATTTTTTACTCCGGATAAATACTCTGGTTTCAGGTGCTTACCATGAAAATTGGGGCTAAGGGAAACAGCATGGTTATGCGAACCAATATAAATATCATCAACCTGATGACGGGGACTGATGCAGGTGTTACCTGATTTTTTGCAATACGTTCTATAATCACCAAAACCGATATATTCCGTTCTGGCGTTCGGACAAAGCGTCTTTGACGGACAGTATGCCGTTGTGCTGAATACAGCATTCTGGCGGGCGCTGGCGTATTGCCAGTTGATTACTTTGGGTGGATTACTGAAACTTTCCCACGCCAGCTTCATTTGCCGGGCGACGCTGTCCGGGGGGACCTGACCACATCCGGCCCCCATTATAGTTAAATGCAATGTTTTTAACTGTGGTTTCCGCATTACCGTCTGCGTCCACAATAACGACGTGTCCGTGTGGACCTATATACATCGTGTGCTCGTGTCCTCCGATATAAACTGTATGCGCATGGTCGCCAGCGGCCTGTGTCCACGCACCACCTCCAGGCTGAAATGAGGTGTGATTGGAATCTCCCCAGTATGAATTGATATAACCGCCGAACTGGTGAGTATGGTTGCCCGTGGTATTGGTCGATTTCGTACCGTAATCAAATGACGACGTGCCTTTCGTTCCCAGATCGGTATCCAGCGCCCGCGCGCCGTGGCTGTGCGATTTGTTACCGTCCATTTCCTGAGACAGTACAGCCCGCCCGCTGGCGGGCTTACCTTTGATTGTCCAGCCTCGC